ATGGAAGTTATTTACGTTACGTAAAGCAACCATATAACACTTGAATTGAGATTGAGACATGTAGATTACAATATCATCTCTATCATAAACGTTTCTGTTTAACTGATTGATAAGATTATCAACTTGTGCTAAAACGTTATACGCTTGTTGCTGAGTTGAAGAACCTGTTACAGAACATAACGCTGTTTGACCTGTAAGTTTTACACCACCATTACTTACGAAGTTTGCAGAACCAAAGATTTCTCTAAATCCTGAAAACGCTGAAGTTCCTGATGAAGCATTCCATAATAGGTCTTCGTTATATCTTTTGATTTGTTTAGTTTGTAAATCAATAATTGCTTGTTCAAATGGAGCATTCTCATTGTATGAACCAGCGTTCAAATACTGGCCTAACCAGAGTGTGTTTAGTTCCTGTAAACATAATGATTGATTTACTTTTAATGCTTGCACGGTTACAGGTGCAACTGTAAATGTTACGTCACCTTGGTCTGACCATCCGCAAGTTGTTCCAGTTTGAACTACTAATGTTTCAGTTAAAAGATTTACGTTTTGAGTTCCTTTAATACCAGGAATTACATTAACGTATTTCATTGTTACGGGTGTTAATACCGCTTCACTGATAATATCAGGAGACAATTGGTCAACATATGAAGAAAGACCACCCAAGTCGTAATTGAAATTGAGTTTTGTTAAATTGTTTTTCATTTCTCTATTTTTATTTACCACCTAAATCTGCTCTTAATTTTCTAAAACCTTCGTATTTAGTAGCAAGAGGATTTTGTGTTTCGTTTATTGTTTTTTGAGTATAAACTCTTGAACCCGCAGGTTCTTTGGAAAACTTTTGGAATTTGCTTTCCAGTTCTTTTTGTTTTTGAGCGATAAGGTCAATTTTGGTCTCAAACTTTGATAATGCTTTTTGGAATTGCTCCGCAATACTCATCATAGTTTTTTCCATATCTGCTTGTTCCACGTTTTCACGTTCAACAATTTTACCATCTTTGGAAATAACTCTGATTTTGTTTTCATTACCACTTTCATCTTTGAGGACAACTTGATGTTCTCCATCTGGTGCTGGTTTTTTCTCATCACCATCAAGAACAAAGAGGTCTTCACCTACATCAAAAGATGGACTTTCAACTTTAACCCCGTCAGGAGTTTCAGCAATTGTAAATCCAGTTTTTCTTTTTTCGTAGTCAGCCTTGGATTGAATACCAGAGATTGCTCCACCAACAACGGAAATAACATCTCCGCTTGTGCTTTCATAATCTCCATCTGCCATCGCTGTTAAAGTGCCGTCGTAATTTACTTGTTTAACCATCAAACCAACAGAGGGAGCATCACCGCCAACTCTCATAGTTTTATCGTCTTTTAGTTTTACATCAGCGAACTTATCAGCAGACATTTCTTCATCCTTTTTTGCTTTTGCTTCATCCTCTGTTTCCTTCTTATCGTCCATAGTTTTTTCATAGTCACCCATATCTATTTTGATGAGATTTCCATCTTCATCTACTTCAAGTTTGGAACCATCTTCTAACTTATGAACTCCTGGAGGAGCAGGGATAAGACCTTCTTCTGTCGCAACATATACTTTTTGTCCTAGTTCTAATTCACCTTCCATTTTTACCATAAGACCTTGTTCTGTCTTACCTTCGTAAAATCTTTCTGGTGTTAAACCTAATACTTTCATTATACGCTCAACCGCAGTTTTACTATTCATCATCTTTAATTGATTTAAGTATGTCTTTTATTGTGTTTATGATTTCTGCATCTTTTGAGAAAACTGATTTTTCAGCGAAAAGACCCTCAACTGAAAAACCTGTAAGCATTTTGTCTTTAATCAATTTCCACACTTTTGGGTCTTCAACTTTCATTGATACGTACCAAGTGCCAGCGGGAAGTTCAAATCCATATGCCGCAGATTTATCTTTAATCGGGTCTTCACTTACCCAACTTTCTGTAATATAAACTTTATCGGCTCCAAGTTTTATACCATTATGTTCTATACTGGTTTCGTCAGTTCTTTTTTGACGAAGGAACTTATCAGCCATTTTTTTAATCGTTGCTTTTGAGAAAAATACGTAGTAAAGATTACCTAACGCATCATAACGATGTATCATCTTATTTGGAACCATAGCGGCACCAACCAAGATTTGTTTCTCTTCATCAGCAAAAACTAATTTTTGTGTTTCACTCAATTTTTCTTTGGCTACTTGTTTGAGTTTTCTTTCACTCCACGCAAGTCCCGCTTCACCTCCCCACGCATCATACATAAGTTTTCCACAACCATCACCATATTCCTTGGAACTTGTAAGGTCTGACTTATGACGAGATAAATAACTATACATACGTTTTACCGTATCTAATGATATTGTCTCACCTTTTGCTAATTGATTGGCTCTTTGCTTTCCAACACCTGTTCCACAACTACCCCACCCATTTTCATCAGCATATTTAAGTGCTCTCTTTGCTGCGTTTTTAACCGCATCTGGATAATCACTAATTGACTCCTCAAACATTTCTTCATCACTAAATGTTCCACCTACTCTCGCGTCTCTATCTCTTGCGACTTGTGTTGCCGTTGCTGGTTTCCCATTTGCTAATGTTCCTGTTTCACCAACTCTTTTTGTCGCTTTGTTTCTTGTGTCTCTTTGTAATCTTGGTCCTAAACCTTCTTCTCTAATAAGACCCTTTCTACTATCAGCACTATTGATGATTGAACCTTGTTTTTTGTATATCAATCTAACCCACTGATGACGGCAGTTGAAAGAACCACGCCAAGTAAAGATTTCATAAAAACCAAACTCGGGATTGGCTACACCATCACTCAACGCATCAATATCTTCTATTGTATAAACTCTATTAGCAGACAACATATCGGCACAGAACTTTCTATTTCTATCATCTCTTGGTCCGACGTATTTGTATCTTACTCTGAATGTTTCTTTATCCAACTCACTTTCCTCATTTGGTTTGGATTTTGTAAATCGTTCCTGGTTCATTTTATGGACGATTTGCGGGGTCATTTTTTCTACCCTTACTAAGTCCCACCCATCATCTAAAAGCGTCGTATATGGTTCTCCTATTGTGTTTAAGAGGGGGTGTTGCTCACAGAATGTATCATCGCATATTTTATACGATGGTTCAAGGGTTTCTACCTCTTCGTCGTGAGCGAATGCTAACCAAGTTTCGTCGTGCGCTGGTCTCCCAACTAATGATATTGCTTCAATACCACTTTCATCTTCCATATCTTGAATGAAGAGTTCAACTATCTTTGTCGTCATACTTGTAAATATATTGATTTGTAGTTTTTTCCACTTTTATACTATGGAACGAGATTTAATTGTTCTATCAAATTGTTGTTGGTTAGACATCTCTGTTCCCACAACATAAGTTTTAATAGGTCTATCAACAACGCTTTCTTGGATTGCACGGGCTATATTCTCCGAAACAAAGTTATTACTATCGTTGGAATTGTAAAGACCACCTGTAGCAAACCTTGGTTGGAGACCAGCATCGTTCATACTATTCAATAATGGTAGGAATGCTTTTGTTGCTCTCGCATTCACAACATACTCACCATTAGATAATCTTGCGTTGATACTATCACTTGTTGATGTTCCAGGTCCCGTCACAATACCTCCACTTGCTCTATTAGCAGTTACTTTATATGGTGCGGCACCAGTGCTTTCACCACCACCAGGTGCTTCAAACTTTGTGGCTTTGATTTTATCTATATTTGTTTTCGTGGCTATACCAAGAGCAATCGCATTTATACCTTTAACAATCCAATCAAACGGAGAAGGTAATGTAGATGGTTGCGTTAAGATTTGAACTAACCCTGATGCCGCAGACATAACAGCAGTTGCTATTTGTAATTTCTTTCTCTTCTCAAATGCTTTTTCACTTGTCTTCGCTTCTTCATCATAAGTCCCCGCAATCGCATTTCCTAAATTAGCAAACGCATCTAATGTAGCAGATATGGTTTGACCTAATGCTTGTAGTTCTTGTTGTTTAAGTTGCTTACGGAGTAGAGTATATTTTTGTTCTGTTGCTGTGACTTGTTTTTCATACTCTTCTCTTGTAATCTTGTTTGTATCTAATTGTTGTTTAAGAGCGGCATATTCTTGTGTTTCGGTTTCCTTCAATACCTCTTGTCTGTTGAGGAAATATGCTTTCGTTCCAGCAATCAATCCCTGACCTTGAAGTTCGAGCAATCTTAATTTCCTTTCGTTTGCTTTTTGTTCGTCTTCGTATTCCTTATTTCTTTGTGTCTCATCAATCTTATTTATATCTCTATTATAAACCTCACGTAGGTTTTTTCTAATCTCACCCTTTTCCTCCTCACTCTTCTTAATGAACTCAGCATCTTTTTCTAATGCCATCAAGTCATCGTCAAACTTATCTTGTCTCGCTTGTTTCTCTCTCGCATTATCATCTAATATCGCTGATGTTTTGAGGTCTCTAATCTTTCTATTGAAGTCCTCGGTGTTCTTGATTGCCTCTTCATCTTTCTTTTTATTATCATCAATAACTTTTTGGTCATCCTCTCCCGCCTTCTTAATTGCTTCAGTGGTTTTTTGTGCTATGAGTTGTCTTTTTGCCTCAATACCCGCAACAACATTATTATACTCATCACCAGTTATTTTCTTTTGATTAAGAAGATTTTTAGCATTTGTTTCAGCAGTTTTTAACTCATCTAAATCAAATTGATTTCTCTTCTTATACAACTTTTCAAGTTCAGCCGCACTAGTATCCCCTTTACTGATTTCAAGTTCTATTTGAGCGTCTAAAGCCTCTTTTTGGTTCTTTAATCTGTCTTGTTGAAATTGTGCTTCCTTCTGTGCCGCCTTCTCAGCATTACCTATATTCTTTTGTCTTTGTGCTTCAAG